GCCCTCGCGGGCTTCCTTCTAGACGGAGTATTTCTTTCCGTCTAACGGTGTTAATTTCTTAACGCCGGTTTAGGAGTAGCTTATGACGACTGGAAATAAGGTTATCGATAAGCGCACGGGTACTTACCAGATCGGAACTTACTATAGTAGGTCCTGGTCTGGGGATAATTACCCTGCGACAAAAGCAAAAGTTATGAGTGCTTGGACACCCCCTGTCGACCGTTACGGTAGACCGAGGCCCTCGTATCTCAGAACTTATTTTGTCAAGTCGCCGCGCCGTTCTTACCTTACTCCCCACGCCTATTCGCTAAACTTAACGGACTATAATAACGCTGTAATTACAGCAGGTCCGTACACAGGTCGTTCTCCACAATATCTGTGGGGCAATTACGCGAAAGGGTATTATTATACCAATCCGTGGAATGCCAATGACGATCTGGCCCTTCTTACACGTCTACGCGAAAAATGCGCTGGTTCGACGTTCAACGCCGGGGTATTCCTCGGCGAAGGACATCAGACTTTGCGGTTGATCGGTGACACTGCCTATAAACTCGCAAGAGCTTTTAGGAAGGTAAGGAAGGGAGATTTAGCTTCTGCTTCTCGTATCCTAACTGGGAAGTCACACGACCCCGTAACGGGGAAGGTGGCCAACAATTGGCTCGAGCTGCAGTACGGGTGGTTGCCGTTATTGAGTGATTGTCATGATGGGGCTTTGTTTCTTGCCCATCATCTCAACACTCCGTTAACGGTCAAAGTCCGTGCGCGATTTCAGAAGAAGAGAGGACCGACTGATGTTGGGTATCCCTACCCAAACTTCAGTTCTTCCCTTACGACGGGGCAAATCATCGCCTATCTTAAGGAGAAGAACGTCGCTCAACTCTCCGGGCTCACAAACCCGGCTTCTATCGCTTGGGAACTAGTTCCCTTCAGTTTTGTAGTTGATTGGTTTCTCCCTATCGGCCAATATTTGGACGCTCGGGGGTTGCAATCAGCCTTAACTGGCACGTTTGTCACTACCAAGGCGCACTACGTTAGTGCGAATTGCTACAACCGGAGCTCGGCAAAATCCCTCGATTATCGTTACAGGTCAGTAAATCTGACTCGTACGATCTCGACGACTTTGTCGGTTCCGACCCCAGTATTAAAACCACTGGGGAAAGTAGCTTCTTGGCAACATGCAGCAAATGGAATCGCGTTATTGACGCAAGTCTTTAACAGATAACTCAGCTGCCCCCTAAATGCTTCAACACGGTTAGAACTTTCTCTACCGTGAACTTTCAGGAGATACAAATGGCTTCTATTGCCAATATTGCCGTCTATGACGGCGCTGCTACCCCGGTCTTGCACACTTTGGTGCCGGTTTCCGTTACCCGTGAAAAAGGTACCGTTACCGCACTGTGGCGTGAGGCGATTGCCGGTGTTCCGGTGAACGCCCAGGTGCGCGCTCAAGCAACGATTCAACAGTTGTCGAGCGGCGTCTACAAGACCGAGATGAAAGTCGAGGTTCCTGTCATGGAAACGATTGGGTCCCAGAATGCTGCGGGTTATACCGCGGCACCTAAGGTGGCCTATATCAATACCATGACGTGCGTTGGATTCTTCCACGAACGTTCGGACGTCGCCGGTCGACGCCTGACCAAGCAGATCGTGGCGAACTTGCTGAATAACATCAGTACAAGTGTCGCCGCAGCTTCTGCTGGTCCGGCTTCTGACCTTTTCGACTCTCTTGTGGCACCTACCTAAGGTGCCAGGGCTAGTAGTACTTATATTGCTAGCCCCCATTATGGCAAGAGCCCACATCCTTCCACTTAAGGAGAATGTTATGACTCTAAAGTCATGGGACGACCGTTTAACTACGGAGGAAACCAATGCGGTTTGCAAGGAACTTGCACTCTGGTGTGTCGCTCAAACGAGCAGTAGCACAGAGAGGGAACGTCTCGTTAATTGTATTAACGGTGATCGTTTTTCTGATCTGTGCAACTTTGGTCTTGATGTTTCGCGGTTCTCCGCTAACGATGCCTATTTCCTAAGCCAGGCCCTTGCTTTCTACAGCAAGAGATCAGACTTAGATTTAGGAATCGATAAGGAGGAAGTCGCATATGTCAAGTTCCAAGACGCCGAACGGGCCTGCTCAGAGACGAATGAAGTTTTCAGGAAAGCTGCTTGCGGAGGGTTTAACTTCCCTTCGCACGTTTGCGGTAAATTATTTACCGCTCAACGTAAAATTGCCAGCTGTCTTGGTGACTTCCCTAGTCTTGAAGAGCTTAAGCTCCGTTTCGGGCCGGGTGCGTCGACGTACGTCAAAAAACAAGAAGCCTCCGCTCGGTTTAAGCTGAGCAGTCGCTTCTCGTGTAGCGAAGATCTCATCCCGATCCTTCCGGATCTACTGGGAGAGATGCCCGCTTGGATCCCTTTCGAGGGGTCCGAGAACGCCTTAGTCGACGTGGACGTTGTCTACGGTCGACTTTGCTTCGTCCCGAAGAACGCGAAGACCGATAGGGCAATCGTTGTGGAACCTCTCCTTAACCAGATGTACCAGTTAGGGTTGGGGGACCACATCGCCTATCGTCTTCGGAAGTTCGGTGTCGATATTCGCGATCAGTCACGTAATCAAAATTACGCACGGATCGGGAGTATCTCCGGAGCTTTAGCAACTCTGGACCTAAGTAGCGCTAGTGATACACTAGCGTACGAGCTCGTTAAGAGTCTCGTACCCTTCGACTGGTTCGAGGGTCTTCGCAGGGGTCGCACTGCGACCATCCTGTACAAAGACACTCTAATCAGGCAAGAGAAGTTTTCATCAATGGGAAATGGATTTACGTTTCCCCTTGAAACCCTCATTTTTTGGGGGTTAGCTTCCTCATGCGTGAAGGAACCCGACCAGCACCTTGTGAGCGTTTATGGGGATGACATAATTGTCCCCACTTACGCCTACAATGACGTATGCGAACTTCTGCGTACGTGTGGTTTCTCTGTAAATCTAGAGAAATCCTTCTGCTCGGGACCTTTCCGTGAATCATGCGGAAAGGACTACTTATCGGGTATCGATATACGCCCGGTCTTTCTAAAAGACCGTTTATCCGGCGAGAGCGCTTTTGTTCTGCATAATTACTTTATGCGGAGGCTCGAGCTGGAACCCGCTTCCATCATCCGCCGCCATCTATCAGGGACCATGGTTCTCTATGGTCCTGACGGATTTGGTGACGGACACCTCATAGGTTATCCTCAGGAAACTGAGAGAGCCTTGATTGCACATAAGCGCAATGAGGGATGGGCGGGTTATACCTTTGAGACATATTCCTGGAAGGGGCGTAAGTGTTACAAGCCTCGTCCTGGAGATTATGTCTACCCTTCTTACTCTATCTACGTGCGGGATAAAAACCCGCAACTGATGGAGAGTCGCCACCTTCTGGCATTAGCCAGAGGTCTGGGCAGGAATTACACCTGCTCTGTTGACTCGATTCGAGATTTTGAACCGAGCTTGACGACCGCCGTCTACAAAAAGACGAAGAAAGGTTTCCTCCTGGGTACAGCTTTACCAGGGGTTCAAGGATATAAGCGTATAAAGATCTACACACTCACCCTATAGCCTATAGGGTCCCGAAAGGGTGGAGCCACGATTGTGGATAACAAAATGGAATTAGCGGG